TAGATGATTCAACCTACCAACGGTAGAGTGTGTTTTACCACTACCTGCTGTTGCTGATAATATTATGGATTCGGGCCCATTAAACTCAATAAAATTAAGTTGTTCTTCTGTGTAACTTTTTTTCATGATACAAAACTAATAAATTATTTGGTTAGAAGCAAATTTTTTTCTACTTTTGTCACATATGGGAATTTTAACGTTTAAAGATGCTTTCGATAAGCATAGAAAAAAATTTAGTGTTATTTGTTTAAACGAAAAAGATGTGAATAATTGCGTATCTTATATTAGGTCTGTTGTTAAAAACGAACATAACACAACAAAACTAACACAAAATAATCAAAAATACAAGGATATGTTTTTGGCTGTTTGTGCTGTTACGGCTTTATCTAATAGAGTTGGTTATCCTTTTATGGACTATAAAAAAATTGGGGTTGACCCCGTTGACCAGTTTAGAGAAGTTGTGGGTAAATGGTTTGATGTTGTGGTTTTTAACTACAATGAGTTCCCAATTTTTTACCACCCAATGCATAAAAAAGCTATTTTTATATGTAAGTTAAACGATAAAGAGTTTATTTTATGTGGTTTTGGTAGCAGGTATGTTATTAATAGCTTTCACTCAAAATCTTTAATTGATAATCACATTATAAGGGAGCAATCAACAATGAGCGCCTTTTATGGGTTTGAGCATTTGAGGTCAATACCAAATAATATTTATGATTTTAAGAATTTAACCCAATAATCTAATATTTATAGTAATAAAAACAATATTATGGGTAAAAAAGTTTATAAAATGACTGAAGATCAGGTAGCATCGATTTTAGGTAAAAAGAAAGAATCTACTATTGCTGAAATACCAGCACCTGGTTTACAACTTAGTACTGAGGGTGAAAAGAAAAAAACTAAATACAAAATAACTGAAGATCAGTTAAAAAGAATATTTAATGAGCTTGGTAGTAAAGCCATAGATGAGATGGATAACTATAATTACCCAATGGGTTCTGACACACCAGACGCACCGTGGAATCGAGATGATAGTGATAACACTAGAGCTGGTGAGACGGTTGATGGTAACTATGTTGCTGTCGCTAATTCTAAATACGATTTCATATTAAAGGATAAACAAAACAATCAGTTATATTACACAATGACAGATTTTTGGGATGATATTTATGATGATTTATTTGATTACCTAGATGTTGCTCAAGAAGAGGATGCTGACGAAGACGGAAGATATATGTCAACTGCTAGTGATTGGAAGGATTATATTACTGGGGATGATATTTTGTCTGCTTTACCTAGTTATCTAAATGATAATGCAAAAAGAGGTATCGCTATAGATGCTGTCGATACTATTTCTAGATGGGAAGATGGGGAAAATAAATTCCTTATGCTTAACCCAGAAACTATTGAGGCGGTTGAGTCTGATGAAATTAAAAACAAAGCTAAGGGATTACTTGGTTTGAATTAAAGAATTAAATAAATTTTTATAATACTGGGGTACCTCAACAAATATATGAGTGTACCCCATTTTTTTTGCCGCAACTATCCTGTGTCTACCATCTAATACACCAATTTTATTAGATTCAAAACCTAAGAGAGTTGGTTCAAAATAATGTTTTCTATATTTATTTTTTTTAATAAAACCCATCGCATCTTTAATTCTTTGGGTACTACTAGGGCTCTTAGTGTCTAAACCAACAAAATATTCTGGAGAATCATTCTTTAAACACGTTAATAGTGATCCAATCTCAACCAATATTAGTTGGTTAGACTCTGGATCTATTAAAACGTATTGATCTTCTTGCAGATACTTCATATTGCAAATATATAAAATTAGTTGACCTAAACCAAATTTTTTACTAGGTTTAATGATATTTATTACTAAACAAACGATATGATTGTTACGAAAAAAGACATAATGGAGACCCTACAAGAAAATGGTTTGTGGGATAATATTAGAAAAAAGAAAAAAAGATTAGGTAAAAACTATAAACCAGCTAAACCAGGGGATAAGGATCGCCCTGATAAAAAGGGTTGGGATAAAGCTTCCGCTTCTAACGAAGGTTTAACTCTTGAGGTTATTGACGAGTTATTTAGCATACACGAGGAATGTGATAACCCAAGTTTTTATATTTCAAAAAATACGGAAGATTTCGGTAAACCTATGATGGAGAAATCCGATGATTGTTATCAAGTATCCGTTAATCCAAAATACAAAGATTTATCTTTTGTTTTTGAAGTTATTCAGGATATGTACAATAACAATGAGTTTACCCCGATGTTATCTGAGTCAAATGTCGTTTGTGAAGAATGTTTTGAATTAAAAATTGAAAAGAGGTTAACAGAGAACATTGATAAATGGTTAACTAGATCACAAATATCCGAGGCTCTCCAATATCATTTAAATAACAATATCTCTTTATTGGAAAATATATACAGACCAGGTAGCCCAAAACATGCTATGATCATTAAAGAGACTAGAGAATTGTGGGAAAGTGGTGCGTTAAAGATTTCTGAATTAAGTGAAAAATTATTTGAAAATACTGATTTGGGTAAATTTGAGTTATACGAGGGTGTTATGGTACCCTTAGATTTGCCATTTACAGTTGATATGACAGAAGAAGAGATCTTGGCTGAGGCAAAGTACCAAGGTAAAGATGTTGAGATAGGAAAACCTAAAAGAGGTGGTTCTAAAAAGTTCTATGTTTATGTTAGAAAACCAGGTGGTGGTATTAAAAAAGTTTCTTTTGGTGACACAACTGGTTTGTCGGTTAAATTAAATAACCCAGAAGCTCGTAAATCATTTGCGGCTAGACACGATTGTGCTAATAAAAAAGATAGAACAAAAGCATCTTACTGGTCATGTAGATTACCTAGATACGCTAGTCTACTTGGTTTAAAATCTAAATTTGGTGGATTCTGGTAAACCATATTCGGATATCGCAATATGTGATAATTGTGTTATAAGAGAGTTTGGTGAGGATATAGATCCGATTGAACTTAAATGGCATAGGGATAACGAAGATCGTGTTGTTGAGGTTTTAAATAACACTGATTGGTTTTTCCAATATGACAATGAGTTACCAATCCCTTTAAAAGAAAATGTCTCACTAAAAATAGCTAGACATGATTGGCATAGGGTTATAAAGGGTACTGGTAAACTTAGATTGCGGATAACTAAAAGTTAACCCTACAGGTACCGTAAACAGTTTTAGCACCATCTTCATCATCTAACCACTGAAGACCAGAGTTTGACCCACCATAGAATATGAAATTAGAATTCTCATCCATAAACTCTTCCTCTTTTCCAGGTGGAACAACAATTTCGACACCCTGTAATGCTATTGGTTGGTCTTTTAGTTCATAATTTATCACACCACCATAATTGAAGATGTATAACGGATTGTATTTAGCAAATCTACTAAATAACTGTATATTAATTTTTCTGTCACATTTAACTTCTTTGTTGAAGGTGTAACATAACATTTCGGCTGTAGCCCTATTAACTTTAAACTTGTGTACTGATAGTATTTCAGCTAACGGATTTTCGTAAATCATCTAATTGATTATCAATTTTATCGTACAAATCATGTAAGGTACGATCGTTTATTATCTCAGATGTTATTCCAGTAATTAAATCCATTTCTTTTTCAGAAGCATGTTCGTCACCACCAGTTAAATTTGGGCGACTTACGGACCAAATAGCACCACCCATTTTTAATATGGAATCAACTTCATGTTGAAATCTCACATCGCAAATAACAACATCTAAATGTCTGTTTTGTTCATACCATTGCTCAAAACGTTTAACCCAAAACCCACGACCAAATGCTTGTAATTCTGGTATATATTTTGGCATATCATATTGGAATACCTCAGTACCCATTATTTGTAAAACTAATCTTGGTGTAATACCCCAGGTTGGGTCGATTTCGTCCTTGGCATCACCAAAAACCTGATCTTCAGTAAAACCGAATAATTCCATAGCCCCACGTTTAATTGGGTTAGCAAAACTATATTTTACAAAATTTTTATTAGCAACAAGGTAATCACCTGTTGTATCTTTACCCGAACGTTTTTTTCCTAAAACACCTACTATCATTTTATACTTATTTGTACAAAAATAGTAAAAATATTTTAAAAAAACAAATCCCCTTTCGGGGACTTTATTATCTTTTTAAGAATTCATCCATTACGGATTTTTGTATTCTTTTTAAATACTCGTTTGGTTGTTCTTGGATCGGCTCCTCTGGAGCCGTATCAACTGGAGTTTCTTCAGGAGCTGTTTCAGCATTTGTTGTATCTTCAGAATCTTTGTTTTGAAGTTTGCTTAACATGTCAGCCATATCTTCCTCACTAACTTTTGTCATATCAATTGCTGATAAAATTGAATTAACAACATATTTGTAATCTTTAGACTCCAATTCTTGTGCGCCATCTCTCATTTTTTGGGTTAGCTTACCAGTTAGTTTTTGAACTGTCTTTAAAATCGGTTCATCTGGGTTCTCATCACCTTCTGGGGCCGCATCAACTGGGGCATCTGCTGGTGCTTCACCTGTTGTATCAACACCCATGTCAGCTGGTACATCAGTTGAAAAATCTGTTCCCATATCAGCTGGTTCTTCCATTGGTGCTGGGGCCGCCATATCGGCATCTGTATTAACAGAAGAAGCTGGTTCCGTATTATCAGAACCAGCTCCTTTTAATTTAAGAATGTAACGCTCAGTTAGACTTTTTTTTTTAAAACATCGATGTTTTCTTTATAATCAACAGATTCGTTGATTTGTTTGAACATCATGTTTAGGTGTTTAAGAGCATCAGCGTATGATCTGTAAGAGTG